TAATCGAAGCCAGCATAATGAATGTACGCTTTGTCATACCAGTTATCAATACGACAATGTATACAAATATAAATGGGTCGAATATTTGGCTCGACCGTCTCATCTCAACAACTTCGTATATGCAACTATTAGTGTACTATTTGTACTGTTTCATGTTATTACATCGTACTTCTTCGGGTATCCTTTTTTTCACTTTTCTTTCTATTATGTAAAAATTCTTCTTCTGGAAATTGACATCTTTGCGACATTTTTCGCTCTCGTTCTCTACGCGATTTCTTTCTTTCTTTCTCAAGAACTTCATGACAGCTTTATTTCGGAACTTAACTCTTCCGATCTACTATCTGGAGTAGAAATTTCAGTTGCATTGGGAAGTGCATGTATTTTTAGCAGTCATCTTCTTATAATTACCGTTACAACCATTACAAAGTACCTAGAAAGCTACCTAACTAAATACTATATTCAGCGCAAAATCTTCAATTTCCATTAAGCGGAAGCCTCCACAGCAGCGGCGGATTCAACGGCCTTAACCTTCTTCGCAACCTTTCCAGTATCGACGACAGGAGGGGCATTGCTGAGACCAACTGCACCACTGGTCTGATTCTTAAAGATCTCCCATTCGTCTTGGAAACGCACCTTGTCATCGGCAGCTTTGCTTTCGTAGATTTCTTTCTCCTCTTTGGACAAAGAACTCCACTTCTTGCCAATCTCTTCCATGACCTTGTTGGTCTTGATTCCAGGATTCGCAGCAATCACATTTGCACGATGTTCGTTGGAAAAGATGATGTAGGCATTGACCGGTTTCTTGGGTCCGACTCTTTTGCGTTTCTTTCCGTCCAAACCTTTGACCTTCGGCACAAAAATACTGATGATTTCATCCTTTCTGTCATACACATTCAGGTACTTGAGAATCTCTTCGACCATCTTGCAAGATTTGTTTCGGAGAAGAACCGCCATGTCACGGTGAAGATCTTCGTAAATGTTGGAGACAACTGGAAAGTTAGTAGCAGCAGTAGACATATGAATTCGGATTGGTTGATTGCTTGGTGGTTTTAATCTGTAAGGAAACAATAGCTTTATATGGGTTTTTCAAGTCATTTTGTTGTCATTTTTTCTTTGATTCAATTATAAATGACATCTTTGACAACACCCCTTGTACTCTTGTTTACAACCGTTGCGTTGTTGATGGGAATTCTCGTCATCCAATTACAATTTCCAGTGAAAGAAGCTTTTCAAGGATGTAATTATGATGCCGACTTACGGTCTCTGGAGACAAAGTACAAGACCTTATTGAATAAACAAACTGCCTTGTATGACACTTTGCTTGAAAACTACAATAAGATGATCACAAATTTAAACAATTCAGCGGATTCTGCGCAACAAGCTGCACAACATCAGACTGAACTTGCATCTACATTAAAGTCGCTCTAAAAGCCTGTGAAATTTAGACGATAAGCTTCGAAGGTAATCTCTAGGGCAAAATGAATTACACATAAACAAATGGAAATGGTGATATATTCGATGAGAGATTCAGAAATAACCGTCGAGGATTTAATGACGTACCTTGGTTTGACAAGTTTCATTTCACTCGCCATGCCCTCAAGGTTCCCCTTTGGACATTCTACAAGTGTAGGTAAAACATTTTTCAAAACGCCGTCTGCTCTTTCTATATACTCTCCAAAAGCATTGATCTTCTTGTTTAAACAGTCTTGTTCACCAAGTACCGATAACTTTTGAAATTCATCCTGATTGTGATTCATCGTTATGACGAGACTGTCCAACTTTTTCTGCGATGAAACTCTCTCAATGACAAGCTCTGCTATGCGCGTAGAGAGAGAAGTATACATGGCCAAAGTTTGAAGCTTTTTGTTACAAAAGCTTGTCAGCTCTGTTTCAAGTGTTGAAAAATCGTCGATGAATTCGTCAATGTCCTTCTGTGACATACCAAATATCATTGACTGTTTTTCTGTCAAACACGTCTTCAATTTCTCCAATTTGTCAAATCGAATTTCAAAATCCGCTTTTTCAGTAAGAATACTTGCACAGTTCTTTGACAACTCTTCAAGCAATGTTTCATCCGATGTTGTCAACATATTTTTTTCTGAAAGTTAGAATCATTCTTCTCTTTAAGTTAAGAAGTCCTTAATAATATGATAGGAAAAGTAAATGATTGCAATAAAAAGAAGCAGGGCAAGGAATGCTAGTGACCATAGATATATCCATGACGGAATGTCAAAGAGATAAATACCAAATGCGGTAACGACCTGTTTATCATCTGCGTAATCTGCGTCTTTCTTCGCCGTCGATGTCTGAAGATCAGCATCCAAGTGAATGACACGTTTCCTTAACTCGGTCAACAATTCATTCTTTGTGCCGAGTTTAGACATGTCAGAATGAATTTTTGAGGTATTCTTTTCAATCTTAGTATCTAATTTGTCAATTGTCGTTTCAGAGGATTTCAGATAGTTATCTCGTTTTGAACATAGCGTCTGCAATCGTCGTTGTCGTTCAGAGACAATATTATTTAAACCTCCTATATTCAACTGCGTTTGAATAGAATTCTGAATGTTGTTGCACGTTTGGCATTCTGAACCACCAGAATTTTGAACACAGGCGGCTGACGTCGCACAGGTGTTTGCAAAGATAAACTTATTCTTCGATGCATTATAATTGATACAGTTCTTAAAACTATTGAAACTCGTGTCGCACATTTCTTTTTACATTGAAGCTGACAAAAAAAGTTTCGTGTTCTTTCTTGATTGAAATTTCCTTGTCCTATTTATAAAAGGAACCGGATCCATAAATGCCTAATTTATTTGCTGCGTCACCAGCGATCAAACCGCTTTTTCAGAAACTGAAACATTCAAAACGCAAAGATATCATTGACCAGATTCCAGATACAGAAGAATACAGATCCGTCAAAAGCACAATGACCGACCTTAATTCTAAATTAGTAAGTTACCAGGAAGCCCTTTCTACCCCGTCCAAAGTAGCTTCTGCAGATGCTTCCAATCAACTTTACTATCAACAAATTGTTGATCAATACAATCAACTTCAAGATTGGCAGCAAATGTTGCATGATGTGGAGACGGTGAAAACGTATATGGAATCTGTGAATGGGGGATTGACGGACTTTTCCGAACTCTATTCAGAAAATATTGACAACCAGTACAATGAAAAGGAGTACGACGTCAACACCTACCTTTTATCTGCCATCTACATCTATGACAGTGAAATTGCAATCAAAAAACAAATTTTAGCTTTTCAAATAGAAATTATGGCAATCATTGACGCTTGGATTCATTTTGTCGATGCTCGGATCAACGACAATGCGACTATCGTCTCGGATGTTGACGACATTTATGCCACCAATCAACGCAAATCAACCATGGATTATCTATATGTCCTTGAAATGGGCCAATGGAAAACGTTCCTCTCTTGGACGACATCGATCGAACTTATCATACTTCTTCTTCTTCTCTGTTTCTATTATAGGCGACAAATCGCTTCTTTCTTCACGTCTCGTTAAGAACAGAAAATAATCTCAACCCATTTTATAATAACGACAATTTGACATGAACAAAACCCCTGTTATGAGCTCCATGAGCACCCAGGATTTGTCCACCCAGATCCAGTACCTTGACCAAGCAATTCAATTGTACCAACAGATGACAAATGAAGCAAAAGAATCTCTTGCGCAACAGAATGGACAAGATTTGACCTTGGAGAAGCAGCTAAGCGATCTTCAAGCGTTGCAAGCAGAGTACGTTAAAAATAGCCGGAATTTGAGCAATGCACAGACCGTCGCTGCCCGCTCTCAATTCTTGACAAATCTAGGTATTCAACTTCTTCATGATTCGAATGTCAAACGTGGTGTCGTCAATTCGGATTTGTATACGTTAAGAAGAATCGGTTACAATGATCAGATCACGTATAAAAATCTGATGATGCAAATTGCTTACCTTAAATACGTGGCAACTATTCTTTCTTTGACGGTGCTTGCATTAGTAGGAGGTGCCATGAAGTTTATGGGATATGAAGTGACTATGTACACGGTGTTCACAATCCTTTTGATTGGAATCATAGTCATCATCTATAGTCTTGTCTCGCACATGGACGATGACGACAATACAGTTACGGAAAAGATTTTCTACAAACCTACAGATACGCAGTTGGCAGTTGCGGCAGAAAGCTGGAACCTTTGTCCTACCACAGATTCGCATTCATATCATCCACATGATTCAACTTATCATCCAGCTTCAAACCCGGCAATTAGTCCCAGACCTACTACTTCCTATTCGAACACAGTGGTTGACCCCGTTGTCAACCAATCATACAAACAAACATCAAAGCGGGTCTAATTATTGACCGAAAGTCATGTAAGAAAGGTTGTTGTCCTTTTTTCATTGGTTCTCGTCATCTGTATTGAGTCCTTATAACCATAAATAATATTGCGACAGCCATAATAAATGTCAAGAAAAATACGATTGATGTCACCAGTATGTAAGGATACAGCTGCTCAAAAGTATGTTTAATAATCGGTTGAAGAATATGCATTTCAAAAATTTGCAAATGTTCAGGTTTTCTAACTTCTGCGAGAAACTTCTCAATAAGTTCCAATGAAATTTTGTTGACCCAATTCGGCATTTATAATACAAATTCAATTTTTTCTGTCATCGAATTTCCGCGTTTGAAACTACTTTGAAATTCTTGTTTCTATCAAGTAAAAGCACTAACATGGAAACAAAGTATATTACACTTGACATTGCGTCAACCTTGACAGAATTTAACGAGAGTAACCAGATTCTCTTTACAAACCCTAAAAAGCATCAGGATACCTTAAAAGCACATCCTTGTCAAACGTTCGTGTTTGATATCACCAAGGCTTCTGCTGAAGAAAATGTACACTGTGCAGGATCCTGGTTTTATGTAGATATTGATTTAAGGGAATGTAAAGACTTTGAAAACTACGTTCGATTCTTCCAAACACTGGACCAATACCTCATCGATGTCGTCTACGAGAATCGATTGGCATGGTTCAAGCAAGATATTCCCAAGGAAATGATTGCATCTTTCTATGAACCGTCTCTGAAGGGTTCTATTCTTCGCGTGAAAACTCCCGCGGAAAACAAGATTGCCACAATTCCAATATACCTTCTCTCCCTCTTTGAAACGGACATTGACGAAACGAGTTCATGTAATGTCCAAAATTCTCTCGATGATTTTCTTAAGAAACCAGTTGCATACACTATTGAAGTAAACACGTTAAGATTTCTGAAGAACAAATTCTCCTGTGAATTCAAACTTCAACATGTCAAAGTGCGCGACATTCCTACTTACGAAAATAGTGACAAGTTGGAAAAAGTGGAAAGACGACAACAAATGATGGAAGAGGTGAAAAGAAGTGTCCAGCTTCAATTGGATGCCGTTTCTAAGCAATACTCGGATTTGCAAAAGAAATACGAAACAGTGGTCGAGAAAGAAAGGGTTGTCAACGATATGGAAGAGGACGAATTTATGCGCGAAATTTACTCTATTCTTGCAATTCCCGAAACTCTCCCTGTCACTGAATCTGTGCAGGAAGAATTTAAATTTGACAATCGAACGGTTGTGTAATTTAATCTTATCCAATTAATAAATATTTACAGACTTTGTTTTCTCTTTTGTTCATGTCGTTCTCTTCTGTGTGGATCATACTCCTCAGCATTCTTTGTGTAGTCGCTTTCCTTGGAATCTCGTATTACGTTTACGCAACTTTTGTTCGATCAACTACTTTCAATACCATCACAGTGCCCGTATCGGAGGAATATGTTTACGAAGAAGATGAATTAGGAAACTTGACAAAGGAAAAACTTACGAAAAATGAAGAAGTCTTTAATCTTGGAAGCAATATTTTCACTTACAAGGAGGCAAAAGCAGCCTGCACAGCTTTCGGTTCAGCATTAGCATCTTACGAAAACATTAAGAATGCGTATGATACAGGAGCCGATTGGTGCAATTATGGCTGGTCGAAAGATCAAATGGCTCTGTATCCTACCCAACAGTCCTCCTATGACAAGCTCCCAAAACGTTTAAAAGATGCATGTGGCAAACCAGGTGTCAACGGAGGCTACTTTGCAGATCCGACACTTCGCTTTGGAGTGAATTGTTATGGAATTCGGCCGACCGAAAAGGAATTGGACAAACTTTTTTCCAACTATGACCTGGAACAAATGATGCCTACCCAAGAAGAGTGGCTAAGCGAATTTTCATTGCAAGTTCAAAAATACAAGAAGGAAAAAGATTCGATTGTGATTACTCCCTTCAATAAACAACACTGGTCTTCTCATGGATCATGAAAAAATGAATACGTCTCGAAGAGCCTTCCCGTCATTGTTTCTGTATTGATCAAAATTTCATCTTTCATTCTATATTCCTGTATATATGAGCAAGGACATTGTCACGACATACGAACAAAATGAAAACGACTTCGATACTTACATGTTCAAAACTTGTCATCGCCGAGCAACTGCCCTTCAACTTCTCATTGCCGATTCATTGGTTGCGATTATCACCATTGGGTTGTTTATACTCTCCGCTACATATGTAGTTCCAAAGCTATCCAGTTTTCAATCAGATGTCTTCGATTTCTACCAAAACATCAAACTTGGGAAATATCATTTCGACTGCACTTTCGGAGGATCTGCAATTCAAATTGCCGAATGTCAAATTTACAATGGAGTGAATGTCGCCATGTTTTACCTCTTGACTAATCTTCTTGAGTATACTTCTATGATTTTCAGGTCTTCCAATATCATTGAAACTTTTGGAAGGTCGGCTGGATTGTACTACATGGTTCGCCTCACCGTTTTGCAAATTCCGATCGCGGCGAGTCTCAGAACCATTCACTGGTCTTTATTTTACCTTCGTCAGCTGATTTTGTTCATGATGGTGCATGACTAAGTGCAGCGCGTCTTCTACAATAATCGTTTTTTAAGCCGTAATAGTAGTAAAATATGATAACTGTTGAAACCTCGCTTCGAAAATATTCATTTCGAAAACTCTTCACTAGAGGAGGATTTTCGAAAGTTTATGTGGACGATGACGAAACAGTTGTTCTAAAAGTAGATGACATTCTCGATTCTGACGCAATTCCCAAAGAAGTTGCAATTTATAAATATCTAGAAAAACAAGCGTCGATGTCTGTTATTAATATTGCAAAACTACATTGGAACGGAACGTTATCTTCTGGAAATCAGGCGGTCATACTAGAACGCGTGGGTGTTAGCTTAGATACACTTTATGATATGAATAATGGTATATGGTCGTATTCCACTTTTCACTATGTGTCATCGTGTCTTTTGAAACAGATCGGCCTTTTGCACAGCAATGGTATTGTGCACGGTGACATCAAACCTGATAATTTTTCTTTACTTGGTGACACGTTTTATCTTCTAGATTTCGGACTAGCTTCTTTTTTTCTCGAAAATGAGAAACATGTACCCTTTCATGAATCTCAAAAATGGATCATTGGAACGGTACGATATGCGAGTCTCTTTAATCATTCTGGAATACGTTATGCTCGTCGTGACGATCTTGAAAGTTTTGTGTACATGATGATATATTTCTTTTTCCGGCAGGTACCATGGCAAACTCCTCCAGAAGACGTTGAGGAAGTGAAAAGGTCAAAAGAAGCATACACCCACCAAATGCTCAGTAAAATGGGCCCTATTTGGGTGCTTTTCTACAAAACCATTCGAGACTTGGCCTTTGAAGAAACCATCGATTATAATTTATGGACAGATTTATTTTTACGCGAATCAACACGTGATATCTTCGGGAACAGTCAAGTTGCGATTCACAAAGATCTATTTTTACCTATTCGACAATCAGACGGGAAGGACGGCAGCCAGGACGACCGAAATAATCAGGGTATGCAGGATACCAAGGATGTGCCTATAACTTATCAAAAAACTAAAAAAAACACCCAAAAACACATTATACATACAAAGGGAACTACTACTGTTTTACAAATCGATTGAAATTAGCACTCCCGGGAGGTCCTAAATAATTCGCCAATTGAGCTAAAGTGTTGACTTCATTCGAAGTCAAGCATACAGATTCTGTACATAAATGACTCGGCTCACCAGAAAGACCATTGTAAAGATTCGAGATGAAAGGATTTTTGCTTCTATCGACCAAAGGATTGACAACGATGTTTCCTTGCACAGCTGGAAAATAGAAGATTCGAATATTATTTAACAATTCTTCTATTTGCAACTGAACAATAGCTTCCACCCCAGAATCCGATGCACTATGCACATATGATAGAAGAACTGAAGATGCGTTGGTGATTGCGGGATCGGCAACAAGTGTCTTTGACATCCCAATGACTACAACGAGAGCATTGAAGGCTGACTTCACATCGGGTAATTTGTCTGGATTGTTTTCACAGCTTTTCACTACCGTTTTGTATAAATTTGTCAGGGAAGTTGAGACTGACGCATTTTTCACGTATTTTCCCAGATATTGGTTAACAGTAGCTTGCACTGAGTCATCCGTTGCCGCAGAAAGTGACAAATTACTCTCGTCAAATGGCGGTGCTTTTCGTCCCGCTAGAGGATTGATGATCGACGGTTTGATAATGCTAGGGACATAGGTAGGTTGAGACGTCTTTGCGTTTTCTGTCGCAATGATTGAGTTTGCGGCAGCAACAATATTTTGCATAGCGCTAACGATTTCGGAAGAGGAATTCGAAGTGGCAGTAGATATAGGGACTGATGTAGGGAACCATACCGATGGTCCAGCGGTGCCGGTTGCAGTATCATATGGACTAGGTGTCTCGGATGTAGGTGGTGGAGGAATTGTGGCTGTTGGTGGCTTTGGCAAAGCGTTGTTTTTACTTTCTTCGGCAGACGTATTAAACAAGTTCTGTTTCTTGACTGCTGCCGCTCCTAATGCCCCAACCGCCGTTGTCGTTGCAAGAGGAGTCGGCGGTGCTTTTGGTGTCGTTTTTACAGGTATTTTCATACCCGTGGGAAGAGTTTTAGTAAAAAACTTACCGCCCGATTTTCCGATACTTTTTATTGTTGGCATTTTAAAATGCTCTTTTTCATTAAGTGGAAATACCGTCGGTAGAATCAAAACGATAAAAAGAAGAAACAAAAGCAACCAAAAGTAAAAAGGTATCATTCGTGGTATTTTTCCCCGGATATATTTGATATTATGAAACACATAATTATTGCGTCCTAAATATCGGCATTTCAAAGTACACCAAGTATTTTTCTAGCGCAATACTAATAAAATGGTATCTGAATCCTGCCCAGAAGGTGTCTTGTGCATTTCATCGCCCTTAATCGGTCTTTGTATCCTAGCGTTGATTTTCTACTTTTTTTATGATAGACTAAGGAATGACGGATCTGTTGTAAAATATATCCCCTCTGAAAAACCTGCAGCCGCTAAGACAGAGGAAGATAAGGATAACAAGGATAAGTTCTATCACAAACGTATTTCATTGGAACCAACGGAGGACAGTAACAATAACGTCCAATATGTCTACGCACCTCGAATTACATCTGCTGTCCCTGTACGCCAAATCAATATTCCAACAAGGGGACCAGTTCCCGATTATCAACAAATCGGAATTTTGACAGATGAGAAACATGCCAAGATTCTTCCACTCTATGGTCGTCCAACTTACAATGGATCTACACAGTGGAATTATTTTACAAGCACTGATAAATTTAATCAGATCCCTTTGCCCATACACGCAGGGAGTCGTAACTGCACAAATGATCAGTGTTCCGAGTTAAATGACGATGATTCGGTCAATGTTCCGGCATATGGCCATGACAAGTTTCGTTTAACATTATATCATCTAGATGCTCCTAGATATATTCCCTTCGTCTAAATAGTTTATTTTGCTTTTCTGGCCTGAGAGCGAGTTTTCATCGCACTGGCGGTCTTCATTTTGTAAGCAGCTTTGGCAGATTCTCTGGCAGCCTTCTCGTCAGCAGCAGTGACGCGCGTTTGAAGCAATTTGGACTTGTGAGCGGAAGTCATCGCCGGAAGACCACTCAGAAGAATCAAATCTCTGCGAGACTTGGGCTTAAGAGGTCCTTTCTTGAAAGCCCTCTGCTTTTTGATAGAAACGACTTTACCGACCTTGTTGATAGTCAAGTCCTCTTTCTTTAAGCCACCAGGAGTCTGCTTGCAAACTCTCTTCTTTCCGGTTTTGGTGATATGGTTGCGTCCGTTGAATACCTTCTCTTTAGTGCATTTGGTACTCTTGTCGTCTGTTACAACCTTCGGCTTTCTTACAACCTTCTGCTTCGGGGAAGTCTTCTTGATAGTTTTGCCAGGCATTGGGGATTGGAAAGAATGAGTTTGTTTGGGTTTATACACTATAAAATAGATTTTTTTTAAAACGCTAATTTATTTTTGGATGTATTTTTTTGAACGCTCCGGGAAAAATCACTGTCTCATCATGGATTCATAAAGCAAATGTATTAGGCACATCCGATTTCAAATCTTCGACGGTTCGTATCAGGTTCAATCGTTGTCTGCATCCAAGGACTCACTTTTGCCTGTGGGTTCGGAGGATCAGAACGCAATTGGTAGTTGGCGTTTCTGAGACTCTGTCCTATGGTATTGATACCAATGTGGTATCCAGCCTCTAAGAAATTTTTGTCTGCTAAGTCCCCTTGTCCAGGAGGATTGACCTGTGCCCAAATCGAGTTGTTATCGACCGGGAGAAGATCCTGTGGAACCAGTTGGTTCTGAGGATACAAGTCAGCGGGTAAATTTCCTCCATTCTGGCTTTGATAGGTCTGGTCCACAAGTTTCTGTTGTCCCGTGAACGGAGCAAGTCCATCTTCCACTTCGTCAGCTCCTTGAACAGTACCATTGGTTGCTTCCAGAAGTTCAGAAGTAACTCCATTCGGAGCAAACGAGTTTTCACCTGGAGCGGCGTAAGAATCTGTAGACAATAAGTTACTATTGTACCCACCTATAAATGACTCTTTGGTAACTGCTTCCTCCGATAAGTACACGTATACCAAAGCAATGACGAGAAGGATCAAAAGTGACACGATTGCAGCAAATTTCCAGTCTATATTTTCAAACATTCTGATGTTGCGAGAGAATTTGTGTATTCGAGATATTATATAATAGAACTGCACATTTTTTTTTAAAAAATCTACGTAGTTGCGTTCTAGACGGACAAATGAAAGTTTTACTATAACCATAAAAAAGGACGAAATTTCAAAAGAATGAGCTATGACACCGAGAAATCTTCTACCAACGTAAAATTCTTTCGTTCTGACCTTAATTTTCATGGATTCTCAAAAGAATCATTGCATGTAGTATGCAAGTATGGGTTACTTGTCAACACGGAGTATCCAAAACTTGTTCTTGCATTAATAGAATCTCCAGAAATCTACGGATGGTTACATTCAAAAATACAAGATCCCTCCATTCTCTATTCTCAAATTTTTCAGTTTATCGAAAAGTATTCGGCCGGTAAACCTTTTCTTCATTTAGAGACTCAAGAGTTTTGGGACAATTTAGTAAGCCATTTCATGTCGCAATCTCCCTCTGGGACCTCCGCACTGGACGATTTTGAAGCGAAAGTGAGTAATAAAATTAAAAACATAATTGATTCGGGAAATCAAATGGAATCGAAAGGGGACGACCAACTCGAAGCAGACCAAATCGAAGTCAAAGATGTCGAAATGAAAGTTGTTGACAAATCAGATTTGAAGTTGACAGAAAGGTCTGATGACAAAACTCGGCCGCAAAAAAGCGGGACACGTAAGAAGAAGCAACAACGAAATTTCTGGATTTAGGTTTTGAAACCTTCATGTGGAGACTCAAAAATGCGTCCAAGACGTGACGAGAGAAAAAAGTCGCTTAAAATTAGTAAACGATGCAAAATCCAAATTTAAATTTTCAGACTTTTGAAGAGCAGCGACGGCAATTACAAATGCAAAATCAGTACCAGCAGCAGTTAGTGCTTACAGGAGGAGCAAGTAGTGCAAAAACGCACTCAAATGCAGTCGTCAGTGGTTCTGCCCAAGAATTATTTATGCGTGCACGAGAGAAAGCACATTCACTTACGACAGAACTTACTACGGCGAAACGAGAATACGCAAAGAAATTAATTTCGATTCTGCAAGATTTGCAAACAGAATTTTACAGAGAGCATGGAAAGAAAATGGAAGAATTGGAGGATTTAGAATACGGAATTGAGACAATACAAGTCAAAGCCATGAAATCTCTCGAACGCAATTTACGTGCCTTGAAACTCAATTCTCCGCATATGGCAGAAGAAGATATTAAACGCGTTGCAAAAGAACTGGCCACTCAGTACAAGGCGTCTTATTTTCCCGATGACGACTATGAGCGATTGAAACAAAAGGAAGCTATGCAGTTGCGTTCATTATATCTACAGAATGATTGTGAAGAAATTTAACTTATGACAAAGACCGAACTGTGCTCATCTATACTAGAACTTTTGAAATCTGAAAAAAGTTTATTTGTTGTCATTAATTGCTTTGGTACCAAATGGTGAACTTTTCGAACAATCTGTTTGTAAAGGTCAAATCCTTTGAACCTCAAGATATCTCTTCCTGTATCATCAAGTGTCCATTGTTTCATAAGATTGAAAAAGCAAGAACATTTCATTTCGGATTTGAATTTTCGTCGACGTCCGAGAAATTCCTGGAAGATATCCTCAAAGACAGAACAGGCGAATCGACATAAATCAAATGACGGATTGGGAACAGCGTTTTTATTCCTTACTTCGTCTTCACCCGGATATGAAAATTGCTCGCCTGCTTCACCTTCAGCTCTAAAAACATCCCCCATAATCATTTCGCCGTCGATTTTGTATGTTGCTCTTCCATAATCAATGATTTTAACAATGTATCCAAACGTTGGAATTTTGAAGATTTGTCCATCTACTTTGTAAAAGAGAAAAGGTGTTTCACATGTTTCAAGCAATACATTTTGCGTATGAAGATCATTATGGATCATGTTAAATTGTTCTTGCATGGCAATAAGTGCCATACAAACTTGGGCAGTGAACGCAATCCATTTCTGGTCAAATTTGCGAAAACGTACTATTTTCAACCATTTATAAAAATATTTGGACTGTAAATCGACGTTTTCTTCTGTATGCTGGTGCATTTTGTCTAAACAGTGAATCAATTGATCTCGATCGTGGCATAACTCTTTCTCAAGTACAAGTGGAAAAGCTTCCATGACAAGAACTTGACAAGGTACATTCTTTAAATGTAACCATTTCTCTCCAAAACATTCCTCGGATGATTCGGAGAACCTCCTTCTTCTGGGTACATTGACACATTCTTGGTCTTCCATGAACAGATCTGCAAGTTGTTGAATTTCGTTTGTTACAAGAAGACCGATCGATTGGTCATCGGATTTAAAATATTCAATATCCAATTCGTCAGAATGGACTGGAAGAAAGTTGCACGAAGAAACCGTTGAGCGTGAAAATCCAAATTTACTGCTCTTTCCGTCGTCACTCCTGTCGTTTTCGCTCTCATGATCATCACTTTCATCGTTGTCTTCCCATTCTGAAATATCTCCATCATCTAATGTGGCAAACTCGGCAGTTTCACTCCCACTCTCGCTCTCTTCCACGATACTGTTATTGCTGCTACTGCTACTTAAAAACAAATTGTAGTCATCTTTGAGAGAATCAAGTCCAAGACTCCTTTGAGACACTTGGTTGACAACACGCCATTGTTCGTTTTTTAAACCTTCTAAAAATACTACATCTTTTCGATGATTTTCATATTCGTCTGAAAAGTTGACAAAATGATTGGCACATTGTGCTGAAAAGGCTCCAAGAAGCCGTGGAAAATGAGGTGATACATTTGTTTCGCGAAGACTCGAAACAAGAATACAGGCGACTGTTTCCGTGTACGCAGAATTCTTAGTATCATACAGTTTATCAATGAGGACTTTCGTCTTTTCCTTGTTTTCAATGGTAGCAAGCGATGAGGACAAATCAGGATAAGCACCATAAAGATATGCTTCAACATCTAGAGAAGCAATGCTTTTCACATAAACTCGCATGCATGTCTCTTTTCCATCCATCATCAAATGAGTATCAAAAGTTTTGTACGTCGGGGAATAAATCTCTCCTCCATCGTTCATTGGTGTCATTTTATGCACTGGATAGGGCACAGCATGCCGAATCACGTCGCTTTTGTCCGTTGGAAAATAGGTATTCAGTTTCGAGAATCCCAAATGACAATTGGTCAAATGATCTGCCAATGACGACGTGGCGGATTGTTGAAGCTCTTGGTATCCAGTGATCATAAATTGCAATGAATCTTTTTACTTGTGTTCTTCGGAGTTATTTCTCTTCGATTGACGCAGCAGAAGAGGTGAAGAAAATTTCGCACGGTACTTTTAAAATACAAAGAAAAGATGAATGTTGCATTAGCTGGTGGTCTCTTGGGTCTAGGATATTGCTTGACACCGGAAGGGGGAAACGATCGTCAAATCAAGACAGAGCGCAATGGGATCAAGAAAACAAATCGAGGAGGCGATTCGAGGAACGTTGCAAATGTTTCAAACGTCTACGACCAATCTATATCTCGTTATGCCAATGAGTACGAAAAACGAATTGTGAGCAGTGATTTTGAAAAGATGCATGACCCAATAGTGACCAATGTTGTTCCGCCTTTCTTCAATCGAAACATTTACAACCCTGTTGAAAACAACTTACCAGTACAAAAACAGTCCAAGAAAAATGCTTTTAGTGTGAATTCGCTTTCTGGAGAAAAGATTCCAGTGGAAAAATTCACTCATTCGAACATGGTTCCATTTTTTGGAAGTCATATTCGTCAAAATGTCGATGGTCGAGCCCATTCGAATCTTCTGGAAACGTTTTCTGGGTCAGAACCTGTCAATTACATTCAGAAAAATGAACAACCTCCTCTCTTCAAACCACAATCTAATCAGACGTTTGTTCATGGAATGCCTTCGAAAATTCCACAAACGGTGGATCGCTTTATTCCATCGTCGTTCCGTCAAGGCGAATTCCCTTTTCAACCATTGCATGTTGGCCCGGGATTAGGATTGGATTATGACGCACCTCCGACGGGTGGGTTTCAGCAAGATACACGTGATTATGAACGTCCCAAGACCATTGATGAACTACGTCAGGGATCCAATGTGAAACAAACGTACGAGGGTCGATTGAATCCATCAAAAAGTAGAGTTACCAATCGAGGTCTTGAATCCGAAGTTGTGAAGCGAAGTCCTGACAAGTATTATGAGAACTCAAAAGATAGGTACATGACAACTGTTTCCACTGAAAAAGAACCTATGTACCGCTCAAAAGTAGTGGATGCATATACCCATCGATCGGATACTTGCAATTTTGAGTACAAAGGAAATGCGGGACCAGTTCAACAAGTCAAATCGGATCTTCGAATTCAAAAGTACCAAAGTCCGACAAAGACTAGTTATGAGAACAAAGAGAGTAATTTTCGAAACACTGCAATGACTTCTCAAAAAACAAACGATTTCGGAAAGTCGTCTTTTCAAGTACAGGAGACCAAACGTAATAGCATAGAGGCAAAAACATACTTGTCGAATGTTGTTTCTCTTTTCTATGCTGCAATGGCTCCTTTACAAGATGTCTTAAGGCCTACACGAAATCAGGAACTCATTGAAAAAGATCGAGCAACTTCTGGCAACTTGCAAAAACTTGTCAAAAAAGGTGTTGTGCATGACCCAACTGATATTGCTCGACCAACCATTAAGCAAGATACTGGTGATAATGAACACATTGGCTTTATGGGAGCCGACAAACGGGCAACGATTGTCTATGATCATGCCAATGACATTGCCCGCGTTACGATTCGCGAGACGACAAGTGAGAATGATCGTAATGGAAATGTCGGTGGCAAGACAGCACCAAAAGGGGTCGTTTATGATCCGGAGAGTGTTGCAAGAACGACGGTCAAGGAGACAACACTGAATGCCGATCGAGCTGGAAATATTGGATCGACGTCCAGGAGAGGAGTGGCTTATGATCCAGACGACATTGCAAAAACGACGATTAAGGAAACAACCCTGTCAGCAGATCGTGCGGGAAATATGGGGTCAGCAATAACGTCACAACGAGGAAAAGCCTATGATCCAAATGATTTTGCACGAACGACAATTAACGAAACGTTATTGGACGGAGCTCGTATAGGAAATGTCGAAGTGGCGAAAACACGAGGAGAAGTGGTTCCTTCGGAAGATATTCTAAGAAGTACTGTGAAAGAAACGACGTTGGAAGACCCGAATATTGCCACGCGTAATATGGGAAATCTAGTATCTACTGTTCCATTATACGAGCAAGAAAGCTTTCGACCAAAGACTACAGTGAAAGAAATGGATGTAGAGAAGACGACGTTGACATCTACATTCCAAAAACGCGACGGGGCTTACAATGTGACTGCGGCTTATGTCAATGATACGACGAGACAAATGACAGGATCGACGAATTATAGTGGTTCTATGGAATCACAAAGTGGAAAGGTGGGTGGATACAATGTCAGTAATTTCGTAGCCGACCCAACTCAGCGAGAAAGCATGAGCTCGATGACCTACAAAGCAGCAGCATTGAGTGTTACTGGTGAAAAACCTGTTTCCTATGACGCTTACTATAATGCTGAAATCAATGCTAATCACGAAATGTTGGAAGAAGGACGTGCTCCGACCGACACAGGGGCAAAGACCTATGTAGGAAAAGACGAAGTGGATGGAACAGTTCAGATTGTATCAACAGAAGTAGCGAATGAAAGGGGAAATTCGACGACGCGTACATCAACCATCTATCTGCCACTAGATCCAGGCAGCATTACAAAGGACAAAAATTTCGTGGAACATGATGATGCTTCAAGAACTGATCCTGCTTTGCTCGATGCATTTCGTAAAAATCCATATACACAATCTTTGTCCTCTACGAATTAAAGTTGACGTTTAATTAACTTAAAGACAAGATGAGTTATGTGAAAACAAGTGAATGAAAACAAGAGGAAAGATGGCATCAGACAAAGGAAAGACCGTTAGCTTGAACATTTACAATGAACCGAGTACTGAAAATTCGTTTAGCAATGGTAACAAAAAGGATGCGAATAAGGACGCATATAACTACATCATTGAACAGAACATGCTTTTGCATGCTGAGGTCGCCAGAATGCGTCAAGAATGCTTGACCTATGCCAGTGATAAGAAAGCGATCAAGAAAGAAAAAGAGGAAGTCGAGGAAGAAGTGTACTCACTTGAACGATCACGCACTATGATGAAAGGTTACTTGCGCAATGAAATCGAGGTGTGCAAATACTTGACTTCACTTTCCAATGAGTATGAAACTAAAATTGTCTTGTTCCAGAAAGATTTGCTGACATTCGGGAAACTGTGGTGTCTCGAAATCTCTATGTATTTTGTGTACAGAGCAACCCTTCTCGCGTTAGAGACTCTAGTCGATGAAAGTGGATACTTCTACAAAATTCTTAGCACCACGCTTTTTCTAGCGTGGCTGACTTCCATTGGATATACAGGCCGCAACTCTTTCTTGAGCGTCATGGCATTTTTGACTCCCATGGAAGAAGAGGTAAGTATTATGGAGTACAAAGCGAAAATCAAAGAGACGCATCAAGCCAATGATTATATTGGTGATCTAATTGATGGGCTGTAAAACGTTTTAGGATCTTTCTTTATTTTGTTTGCTAAGAAA